ACATCTTTCCTCACGACGTTAAGGCCCGGGAATTGGGCACGGGAAGAAGCCGTTTTGAGGTTCTTGAGCAGCTCGGATTGGAGGTCACGATCTGCCGCGATCATAAGATCGAGGATGGCATCGCCGCCGTCCGTTCCCTCCTGCCCGGATGCTGGTTCGATGAAACCCTGACCGAGCCCGGGGTCATCGCGCTGAAATCCTACCAAGCGGCGCCAGCGGTGAACCTCGGGACCATGCACGCCCGGCCCCTCCATAACTGGGCCAGCCACTTCTCGGACAGCTTCCGCTATCTGGCGGTCGGGGTCGATCAGGTGCTCGGCTGGGCCGGGCGGGCGCCGCTCAAGACCTTCGGCCGGGGCCGCTGGCGTTTGAAAGGGTTGGCGCAGCGGGTCTAAGAGGCTAAGGTTCCTCACCATGGTCGGATCGCTCATGCCGGGACTACCCTTCGAGGAGATCCCTCCCGAGCTGCAAGGGCCTGTGCCTGATCCGGCGCTCCCCGGCTCCGATGCCGACGCGGCGCCTGCCGACCCCAATTCGGAATATTCGGCGCGCATCCGGGGCATGATCAACGACGCTCGGGAGTTCAATGCCGAGGTGTTAGCGCCCATTCGTGAAAATGGGATTAAATTTTATCTCGGCCTCGAACCCGGCCTGGAAGAAGAGTGCGGGACCTCGACCATCGTCGCGACTGAAGCGAGAGACACCGTGCTTCAGATGATGCCGAGCCTGATGCGGATCTTCACAGGCCAGGACCAAACCACCAACTTCATCCCCAACAACGAGGCCGGCGTCGCCACGGCTGAGCAGGCGACCGACTACATCGGCTACGTCTTTCACCGCGACAACCCCGGTTACATGATCCTCGCCGACTGCTTCAAGGACGGCCTGATCAAGGCCATGGGGTGCGTGCGATGGTGGACCGACGACAACAAGGATGTCGTGGAGGAGGACTTCAAGCGCCTCTCCCTGGAGCAAAGGCAATTTCTTATTTCACAGCCCGGCGCCGAGGTCGTGAAGATGGAGGTCGTGCCGATGCACGGCCAGAACGGCGAGATCACGCCGGCCTTCGACCTGACCGTCCGCTGGACGAAGCGGGCGCCGAAGCACCGTGTGGCTGCCTTTCCGCCGGACGAGTTCCGCATCAACCGATCGGCCGTCAACGTCAAGGAAGCGGCCCTGGTTGGGCAAGAAAGGTTTGCGACGAAGTCTGAATTGATGCTCCTCGAACTGCCGGCGCTGCCCGAGGAGCTGATCGACCAGAATGCTGATTTCAGTGGCGGCGACATGCGCTTCACCCTGGAGCGCACGCTGCGGAATGTCGGCTCGGATAGTCCCTTCGGACGCGACAGCATGGAGCCCGTATGTCGTTTCGGGGACTATTACATCCGGGTCGATAAAAATGGCGACGGCATCGCCGAGCTGCGCCATATCCGAACGATCGGCGACAACGACCTTATCGTCTCCGACGAGCCGGCGATGCGTGCGCGCTACGCGATCTGCTGCCCTGACCCGGAGCCGCATAGCATCGTCGGTCATTCCATCGTTGAGCTGGTGACTGACCTGCAAGTCATCAAGACGGCCATGCTTCGGGGCTCCCTCGACAGTCTGGCAGCCTCGATTTGGCCCCGTCTCATGGGCGTCGACACCCTGGTCGATTGGGACGACGTTCTGAACGAGGCGATCGGCGCTCCGATCCGCGTCAAGGATATCACCGCCCTCAAGCAGCTCGACTACCGCTTCATCGGCGGCGACGTGTTCAACATGATGGATCGGCTTGACGCCATGCGGATGGCGCGAACCGGCGTCACCGAGCAAAGCAAAGGCCTCGATCCGAAAGCCCTTCAGAGCACGACGCTCAAGGGCATCCAGATGATTGTAACTGGCGCTCAGGAAAGAATTGAGCTGGTTGCAAGGACTATGGCGTCGACATTTATGGTTGACCTCATGTCCGGCCTCCTTCAGGAGGTCGTGGACAAGCCGGTCCCGGAACGGGTGGTACAGCTTCGGGGCAAATACATCCCGGTGAACCCGTCCGCCTTCGACGCCACCATGATCTGCGTCCCCAACCCGGCCATGGGCCGGGGCGGCGACATGGACCGCTTCACGATGCTCAACACGGTCCTGCAATTCCAAGTGCAGACCATGACGGCCTCGCCTTTGAACCCCCTCGTCTCGCCGCTGGAGATCCGCAACACCCTCGAAGACATCCTTGCCATCGCCGGCATGAAAAACTCGACCCGCTACTTCAAGGCGATCGATGAAGCTGCTGTCCAACAGTTCCAGCAAGCGATCATGCAAAAAGAAAATCCAGAAATGGTCTATGCGAAGGCTGAAGCAGATAAAGTCAGAGCGCAAGTTATCAAGACGATGGCTGATGCCCGTGTCAAGGTCGAAGACGTTGCCGTTACTGACGATCGAGAACGCGACCAATTTGAAGCTAACGCTCTGCTTAAAGCCGCCGAGATCGACGCTAAATACGGTGCGGCGGTCGATACGGCTGCTATTCAGGCCTTGTGGAAGGAGCCACGTCCCGTCCCTGGCGGCCCTGGGGCAACGGGTGGTCCCGTTGGTGACCTTGGCGCAGGGCCTGAAGGCGTGCCGGCCCCTCCCTCAGCGGGGATGCCGGCGCCGGGGCCGAAACCGGAGCTACCGAGCCGAGCAGCGCTCGGTTTCGGCCCTCCCCAATTGAAGCCGTCCTCGCTGCCGGCGCCGGGCCCGGCTGGGTTGCTCAATGGACCGCCAACTCCTTGAGGAGCGCGCCGCCGACGCGCAGGCGCAGCTCTTCGACCCCGTCTTTCAGGACGCCGTGGCCTCGGTTCGCCGAACCTTGGTCGAGAGGTTTCTCTCCCTTCCGCCCGGTGATCCGAAGGTCGCCGAGGTGCATTTAATGACGAAATCCCTCGACATGCTGGTCGGGGAGTTGCGTAGTTACGTAGCCGCGACTAAGGTTCCCGCCCAAGGTACCAAGCGGGGACAGGATGCCTTCAGGGGAACACCTCGGCTCTGACGGCTCGGTCGCCACGGCGGCAGATGCCTTCCGTGCCTCGATCGACGCCGAGACCCCATCCCGTTCCAAGCAGGCCCCAGCCGAACAAAAGGAGCGTCCGAAGCAGGACATCTCCGATGTTTTTCCGGCCCGGCGCATGGATCGCACCGAGCAGGAAGCCGACGATACGCCCGAGCCGGTCAAGAAGGCCCGGGCCGAGCGGCAGCCCAAGGATATTCCCGACGAACCCGACGACGAAGCGGCCACCGAGCCCAACTACGACGAGGACGACGAGGAATATGACGAGGAGCAGCAGCCGCAAGACGAGGACGTAACTGAGCCTGACGACGAAGACGAAGACGAAGCTGCCCGATCCAAGGATGATATCGATCCGAACACGGTCGTCCGCATCACCGTCGATGGAGAACCCATGGAGGTCTCCCTCGCCGAGATGGCTAGGGGCTACACCAGAACGGCGACATTTCATAAGCGGATGGGCGAGTTAAGCCAGGGCGTTCAGGCCCTGCATCACGCGAAGCTTGAGCTGGATGGTTACTACAACGCCCATGTCGAACGGGCGAACGCTCTCGAAAGCTACATCCAGGCCTTCATGCCGACCGAGCCCGATTGGAACGCCCTTCGGGCGGCCAACCCGGCCGAGGCGGCCAATCTCAGGTTCGAGTGGAATGACTTCCAGCAGAAGCTCCAAGGGCTTCAGCACAGCCGGGCCCAGGCCATGCAGGCCATGCAAGCCCAGCATCAGGAGCGCCTCACACAGTTCGCGAATGCTAATCGCGCCCAGCTCGCGCAACGGCATCCTGAATGGAAGCAAGAGAAGGTTTGGCGTCGCGACAACGAGAGCATGCGTCGCAGCGCCAAAGCGGCCGGATATACCGACGAAGAGGTTTCGCAGCTATATGACGCCCGTGCTGTCGAGATCTTGTTGAAGGCCGCGCGCTATGACCGGATGATGGCTAGTAAACCTAAGCCCGTCCGGCAGGTCCCTAAGAATGGAAACGGGGTTACCCGGCCACGGCCGAATATCTCGCGCTCCTTCGATAGGGCTGAGAAGCGTCTCAGCCGCACTGGCAGCGTCGGCGATGCTGCAAGTGTATTCGAGAGGATGCTAGACCGCGAGAGGTAACACCCGTGGCAATGGTAACAAACGCCTTTACAACTTATCAGGCGAAGGGGAATAGGGAAGATCTCAGCGATAAAATCTTCAACATAGACCCCTTCGATACGCCGGTTATTTCCATGGCTGGCCGCAGGACTGTCAAGAACAGGCATCAAATGGCGATGCAAAGCAAGGTCCTGAAATCGGACATGGAGATGATCGCCTGCTCGCGTCAGGCGCAGGACATCGGCGCCGATGGTGTCGCCCGTAAGACCGAGAGCATCCCGCACGCCATCGCCCGCGCCAAGGGCCGTCCGCCGCTCGGCATCGTCGGCGACAGCGTTGTGGTCGTCGGTACGGGCGGCACGCTGCCGACCTCGCCGACTGCGGCCTGGACGGCCTCGACCACGACGGTGGCCTTCACCGAGGCCCTCCTCGGCACGGCCATGGAGAAGGCGTACAACAAC